TTTATGAGTTCTCTTGCATCTGGGTCGAACTTATTGAATAGTTCAATCTGACCTGTTTGTTCATTACCAAGAATATTAAATGGAGCATCTTTTCTTTTAAATAATCTAAGAGCTTGTATCAGACATGCTTGTTTTACAGCTTTAGGTACAGCACTATATCCAAACTGTGCTGTTATCTGAACATTTTTAATTATTGTAGGGTCAAATCGTTCAGAGCTTCTAGTATCTAGTATTGCTATTTCAGTTATTGGAGCAAACTCCTCTCCATCAACTTGGTTTCCTGCATCAAGTGGTTTTAGATAAAAGTCTGTATTAATAGTTAATGTCGTATCATAAGAACCATCATCAGTCGTATCAAGTTTTACAACTAAGCCACTTGGGCTAGATATATCTGGTACTTCTAAAAATAAAACATTTACTGGAGTAAAAGTTTTTACTTCAGAACCTGTCTGATAAAAAAATCTTCCAGTTATTGCATCTATCTGCCTACTTGCACTGTTTATAGCATTTTCTAAATTAGTATCTTGTCCAGAACCACTTAGACCTATGTAAGTTTTTAATTCAGCTAAAGTAGCATATCCATTTACTACCGCCACTTAAATTACTTACCTTTATTCTCTTTTGGAGCTTGTGCTTTTTTAGCAATGATATTTAATGCTTTGTAATCTGCATCTGACATCTCTTGACCTTTTTTACCCATAAGTTTGCCTTTACGCCAACCTTTAGGAAGTCCGCCAGTTGTCTCCATGCATTCTCCAGCATCATTCATATAAATATCTTTTTTTAATTCCATTTTTACCTCTCCGACTAATGAGCCACCATACGAATGATGGCTCATAATAGTCATAATCTAATCTCTTAGATGTTTGTTATGGAACAGAATGCAGTTGGTCTATAAACTGGGAATCCCAATCTGACTGTTGCCTTCATTACCATAATATCTTTTACAAAGTTCTCATCATGTGAATCAGACATAGCAACTTCCATACCCTGTCTTGCGACAATATGACATGCTTGTCCTCCACCGAATACTCCAACTATTGCAGTACCAGCTGGTCTTGTAGTATCAAGAACAATTGGTAATCCCCAAAGAGTGTTACCGACAGCTCCACCGAATTGTCCAGCACCAACGAATAGTGGATTCAAAGAACCACTTGTTGTTACTGCATTCACTTCGGTTACGACTTGGTAAAAGTCTGAAGGGTGCATAATTATTGCATCTGGGTTTAAGAAGCTATCTTTTTGGATTTCAGTGATTGCTTCATAAATTTGTCCAATTCTCTTTAAGTTTCCAGAGAAACTAGAAAAATCGAATGTATTTATTCCGCTTACATTAAGTAATCCAGTTAAGTTGCTTCCAGAACCAGAACCAGCAAGAAGCTGGTCAGTTACTGCAAGTTGAACCATTGTTTGTAATCTTGAATCAAGATAACCCTGTACTGCTGAAACATCAGCAAGTAGCTCTTCAGTAACTGGTAAGAATGAACCAATTTTTCTAATGTTCTCTGTTTTTTCAGTAAATGCTAATGCATTTTCTCCAAGAGCTGAACCTTCAGCTGTTGCTCCAGAGTTGTTAGTAAATGTAGTTTCTTCTAGGTACTTGTATTGAAACTGGTCAGTATTGATTGTATCAATTAAGTCCAAAACATTGTTTGGATTTCTGACAGCAGTTGGCACTACTAAGTCTGACCTAGTTACTGCTGGTGGGTATCCAGATTCTGTAAGAGTTGTTTTAAACTCATACTTTGGATTCCACTTTAACTCAGAAGAAATATTTTTTTGTCCAGAGTCCATATAGCTTTTATATGCTCTTGACTCAATTAATTGTTCTCCAACAGTTTTGTATGCTTCTTTAGCTTCTACTGCTTCAGTATGTATTGCCTTTGGCTCTACGACTTTACCAGCTTCAAGCTCTTCTTCCATAGCTTTTCTCTCGGATTCAATTTTTGTGGCTTCTTTAACTTGTGTAACAAGTTCTGCCATTTTTTCATTTCTCTTAGCCCACTCTTCTTTTTTCTCAGAATCGAAATCTACTGCTTCAAATTCTTTGTACTCATTAAGAGTGTTCTCTCTGAGTTCATGGAGTTCCTTCTTTAGCTCTTCTAATTTTGGCATAAAGTTTTTCTCCTATATTTCTGGGTCATAGCTATCAGCTAAAACCCTGTTAGTTTCTAATAACAATGTCGTTGCATCAACTGCATCTTCTTCATCTTTGAGCTCTTCTGGAGCACCAACATCTAAATATGTATTTAAATCTTGATATGCTTCTTGAAGAGCATCTTGAAGATTCATCAGAATATTAGTTGAATTATCTGACAATGTTTTTTCTTTTTTGAGTCTCAAAGCAGTTAGCTCTTTGAATCTCATAAGAAGAGCAGACAAATTATTAAGTAACTCATCTGACTCATCTGCTAATGTCAAACCAGAATTGTTATCTGATTTTTCTTTAACACCTACTGTATAAGTATTTTGGTTAGCTCCCACGAGAACTGGGCTAACTTCCCATACTTTTAATTCATTTAAAAATCTTGCATCTGTATCCATGCCATCTTTGGTAAAAGTACCATTCTCACTATCCACAACTTCATAACCGAATGACCATTGTTGTAAATCTCCCATAGCTTTTACAGTTTCAAAAGCATCACGACCATCTTGAGTATCCATGATGAATTGTCCTTTAAACTTTGCTTTTTCTCCATCTTGAACTATCTCTCCACGACCAATTGGCTTTTTCCAATCGTGAGCCCATACCATTGCAACACCAGCATCTCCATATCCAGACTTAATTGAGTTTGGCATTACAACATCTCCATCTGAATCTATTTCATTGAATACTGAGAATACAGCTTCTACCTTACCTTCTACTTCATTAGTAGTAGTAATGTCTATTGTTTTAGACTCCCATTTTTCTCTATCCATTTTTTATATCCTTCTCTCGTGATAAATTAAAGTACACCGACAGTTTATCACTTCTCTTGCCAAAGCACCATACTTTGAATCAGAAGGGTAATCCATTCGGCTACCCCCTATAATAAACTGTTCTTCTTGATTTATCTCAGTTCCATCAGCAATAATATGACTATCCCTAACATTACCATCTCTAACAGTAAGCCACTCTTTTGTAAGTATCAAACCTGTTTGTGTTGCAGATTGACTCATTGCAAAATTTGATAAAGCAGAACCTTCTGTTCTTGCAATACCCATAGCTCTTCCTAAATTCTTTTTACCAATTTTACTGGATATACTTCTTCTGATGTAATCTTCTGCTTTTTTCCCAGTCAAACCTAAATCAGAAACTTCATCAAAAGATTTTCTTAATGCTCTATTTAAATTATCTTTAGCTGTCTTACTCATGTCTGGTAAAAATGTATCTAGTCTATTTTGCACGAATGCTTTTGCTTCTCTATCAAAAGCTGTTCTGTTTACAGCTAATCGTGCTCCACCTCTTCTTCTTGGGTAAAAACCATCTTCAATAATCTCTTTGCGTGGTTTTCTCCTTCTTGCTCTTGTTATTCGTTCTTGTTCAGCTGGAGTATAGACTGTGTTGTCTTTTTCATCTGGTAGTAAATAATCTGCTTGAAAAAATGCAAAATCAAGACACATAGATTCATATACTTCTTCTAAATCTTGCTTCCATTGTGTAGTTGTTAAATCTATTTGATTATTTACTAATGCTTGTATTCCAACTATGGTTGGTGGATTCTCTGCAAGATACTTATTAATTGTTTTTCTCTGACTATCTAATAATCCAAAGTATTGTCTTGCTAATGCAAAATCCCAATCCCCAATCAACTTCTCATAACTTGATTGCACTTCACTTCTGGATTGTTTAGTTCTAAATCTATTTAATCTAACTTCCCATTCTGAGCTTCTTAGCAACTCTCTTCGTTTTACTAACTCTTGAGCTGACTCAAATGCTTTTTCATCTCTAATACGATTGACTTGTCTCTCTGCCCACTTTTGTGCTCTCATTCTATTTTCTCTATCTAAGTCTCCACCCCAAAGAAGCCATGCCACTTGTCCAGCTGAAATTTGCCCTTCTCCACGAAGATACTCATTAGCTCTTGGCGAATCTAAATCAGATACATGTCTTTTAAACCACGCATTCATTCT